CTCAGAGAATTTTATTTCAGGTGTTTTAGTTGAGATAGGTAGCGATAGTTATGTAACCGATGAAGATGGTAAGGTTCAAGTTAGTTTGATCAACGGAAGTTATCTTGCTAAATTCAGTAAACCAGGATATGTAGATACACAAGCTCTTATTGTGGTTTTAAATCAAGATGAAACAAGGACTATCGAAATGGATCTTTATAAGTATAACGTTACTATTAAGGTCATTGAACTTGTTTCTGGTAAAGTGATTCCAGATGCGTTAATAACATTAGACAATGGATTAGTTGCTCGTACCAATAGTAATGGATTAGTTGTTTTTAGATTGACAAATGGTGAATATACTGGTACAATCACAAATCCAATTTATGACGATTTAACGATTAATTTTAACATTGATACATCAGACGCTGATTTCGTCTATCAGTTAGATTTCAGACATTATGATGTTTTCATAACTGTTGTCGATTCTAAGAACAACCCCATTCAAGATGCTTTAGTATCTATTTCAGATCAAGTACTTGTAACCGATGAAGGTGGTAAAGTGCAAATTGGTTTGCAAAATGGGACCTATCCTTATAAGGTTGAAAAATTGGGTTATTATGACTTTTCAGGATCTGTTCTGGTGAAAGATAACGATGTTAGCGTTGTCGCTAAAATGGTTGATTATCCCTGGTCGATAACTTTCTCTGTCAAAGACGGAAACACTCCTATTCAAGGAGCAGTTATCAACATAAATGGTCAACAATATTCAACAGGTCAAGATGGTTTAGTGAAGTTGACGTTAGTCAATGGTTCTTATGACTATACAGTGACTAAGATTGGTTATGTAGATGTTGATAGAACTTTAATTGTTAATAATTCCAATGTGTCTGTAGATGTACCAATGGTATTGAGACCTTGGAACGTTATCTTTTCTGTTACGAGTGAAGGTGTTCCGGTTGAAGGTGCTTCGATAACAGTTGAAGGAATAACAGTAGAGACCAATGCTGGTGGTATTGCGGTAATTGGTTTGGTAAATGGTGTACATCAATATGAAGTATCTGCGACAGAATTTCAAACAAAGACAGGTTCTGTAACGGTAAGTAATTCAGATACAAGTGTACAAGTTTCTTTAGATCCAGTTACTTATCCGATCACATTTGTGGTAAGAGATAAAACAACTCCAACACCTGCTTTAGTTCAAGATGCTGTTGTATCGGCAAAGGGTCAATCAGTTCTAACAAATGCAAGTGGTGAGGCAGTTTTACAACTTCCAAAAGGTGATTTTGAAGTTTCTATCACAAAACAGAATTACATCAGTACAACAACTCAAATAACTGTTACAGGCATTGATACGATCAATGTTCAAATTGATAGGATTTATTTATTAGATTTTACAGTTACAGGAGAACAAGGGACGATCTTATCAGGAGCCAAAGTTGTTGTAAGTGGTGAAGCTATTGTTCTTCCTGCTGGTCAATCGTCAATTGAATTGACGACAAATGATGCAGGACGCACACCTCAGGTTCAAACGATAAATGGTTCATTTCATTGGGGAGCTTCTTTTTCAGATTATTCTTCGAGTGAAGGAGACGATACTATTGCTAATGCGAATAAGACAGTGGCTATTTCGCTGAAACGAGGTAAGAGAGCTGTCTTTACTGTTACAGATGGTACCAATCCACTGCAGGGTGTCAATATTTTAATCGATAATGTCACCAATTATCAAACGAATGTCGATGGACAAGTTGATATTTCGTTATCAGCGGGAAACCATACTTACAAAGCAAGTCTTACGAGTTATCAAACTATAAGTGGTACTATCAATGTTAAAGAGGATGAAACTTCGTATGTGAACTTAACTATGGTTCATGGAGGGTTATTAACTTTAAATGTTAAAAATGGTGTGGCAAATTTAAGTGGAGCTACTGTTGTTATCAAGAATAGTTCTGGTACGACAGTCAAATCTGGTACGACAGATTCTAATGGAAATATTTCAGTTGATGTCCCTAATGGAAACTATACTTACACGACAGATGCTAGTGGGTACAAACAACAACCTGGAAGCACAACGATAAGTTCTGCAGATAAAACAGTTCAGGTACAAATGCAGAATTACAAATATTGGGGTGTTACTTTCAATGTCAAGTATAAGACAACGAATCTAAACGGGGCTACTGTTAGTATTAGTAATGTTAAAACCATTGGTGGAACTTCTACTGCAAATGGAACTACGAATTCAAGTGGTCAATGGATTTTAGCTGCTAGTGCTAAAAACGACGCGACTTTAAACGGTACCGTTTCTTGGACTGCTTCTTTAAGTGGATATAGATCAGCTTCTGGTTCGTTCAACATTGCTAATGCAAATCAGACGATTAATGTTACTTTAGAGAAGTATAGTACGGTTACTTTGACTTTTGTTAATTATGCTGGCACAGCTCTTTCTGGTATTTCAGTTACCATGAATAATCAAACTGTAACTACAAATGCAAGTGGTCAGGCGATTTTCTCTAATGTAATAGATGGTACGTACAACTGGAGTAGTGCTGCTAAATCGCCTTATCAAGCTAAATCAGGAAGTGTAACAGTTAATGGTGCAAATGTTAATCAACAAATTACTTTAACCAGTCAAGTAACAGTTACATTTATCGCTAAAGATGACGCTGGCACAGCTCTTTCTGGAGCGACAGTGAAAGTTGCTGGTACATCAAAGGGTACGACAAATTCAAGTGGTCAATTAGCTGTAACGATGCAATCACAATCAGCAGCTTACGCTTGTACTGTTGAATTAAGTGGATATCAAACTTGGTCAGGTAATGTTACAGTTGGTTTGAGTGCTCAAACTGTAAATGCAAGTTTGCAGTATTTGGTTACATTTACAGCGACAGTTAAAGAAAACACAACATCTGGTGCGAATGTCGGTAGTGCAACTGTTAAACTTGTCAACTCAAGTTTAGGTACTTTTACAGGTACAACAAATTCAAGTGGAGTCGCTACGATTTCAAATGTAAAACCAGGTTCTTACACTTACACAATTTCGAAATCTGGTTATAGAGATACGACTGGTAGCGTAACTATAAGTCGAAGTTCTCATAGTCAAAGTGCAACTTACGCTCTTTTGAGATATTACACATTTGTTGTAAATGTTAAGAGAGCGGGTGTCAATAGAAATGGTGTTACAGTGAAATTAGATGGTACATCAAAAGGTACGACAAATACTTCTGGTAATATCACAATGTCGAATGTACTTTATGGAAGTCATACGATAGCAATTGATGCGGGTACATACTGGAAAGCGTTTAGTCAATCGTATACGATTTCAAGTACATCAACTATCAATATCGCTTTAACTGCTTTATATACTGCAGGATTTAATGTCGCTGATTCCAGCGGTCCTATTTCAGGAGCAACAATAACGTTAACTGGAATAGCAACAGGGACTTTAACGACAAATTCATCAGGAGCAGCTTCAAAGGCTGGAATTGCAGCAGGAACGTTAAGTTACTCAGTGAGTGCGGCTGGATATATGACTAAGACTGGAACAGTGACGTTGTCTGGGTCGAATGATTCAATCAACACCTCAATCACTCTTACAAAGGCAGCTAAACTTGTACAGATCACGACTCCACTGAATACAGAAACTAGCTATTCTGTTGATAAAGCATATGCATACGTCGATTTATTGTTATTTGGTGCAGGTGGCAATGGAATATATAGAACAATGAATTTGAGTACAACTTTCGGCGGAGGAGGTGGTGGAGGAGTTAGTTACAAAAATAACTTTAGTACAGCTAATTTTCCAGGTTCTACTTATTATTATTTAGGAGGTAGTAACTCTTCGACAAATAGAACTTCTGAGACTCATTTTAAAAATGGAAATAATGATCTTATGCGGGTTTTCAACGGTGGTTCTGCTGATAATTCAGTGCACGGTGGAGATGGTGGAGACTATTTAACAGTAACCAATAATACAATTGCTTATGGAGGTGGTGGAGGAGGAAGTGGTGTAAAATTATACATAGATTCGAAACAAGTTTATGGTTCACAAGGAGGAGGAGTAAGAGCTCAAGGAGCAAAATACGGTACTGCTGCTGATACTATTGAAAACGGTGTAACTACTTCTAATCCTACTTTTGATCATAGCGGTTATAAAGGGGGAGATGGAATCGATGGTACGACTATTGTTTCAAAATATAATGGAGGACAAACACCTTCAGATCCAGGTACTCCAATCCCATTATTTGCTTTAGGTGGCACTGGTAAAGGAGGACGGAGATTACCTCCTTCTTATTCTTCTTCTTCTCCTTGGTATATTGGAGGCGGAGGCGCTGGAGGTTATGGAGATGGAGGACAAGGAGCTTATGCTATAGCAGGCCAATTATATAGTTCTGGTGGAAATGGAGGGTATGGTGCTGGTGGAGGAGGACATTGTACCAGTAACGAACAAACATTTGGAAAAGGAGGACAAGCTATTTTAGTTATTTATTATCATTAATTTAAATAAAACAAGGGCCTGGAAGTGAATCCAGGCCCATTTGTTTATGAATGATAGTATAACACTGCAATACCTTGTCCTCCTTTAAATTGTATTTGCATTTGATTGGTTGCACCAGCACCACCAGCACCATAACCTCCATCTTGTTTTGCACTACTTCCT